AAAGAAGAAGTTGTTAGCTTCGGTTGGGGTAGTGAACTTAAGTTCGTCACGCATAGGATTGTAAGACCATCCATACATACCATTAAGAATATCCTTATCGATAGATACAATCACTGAGTACTTGTCGGTGTTACGATGCTGTTCGATACAGATAGCGTCATCGCTCTCCATACCTTTTACTGACTCAGCACCCCACACGTTAAGCATGTAGTCGATGATTTCATTTTTGTACTTAGGTACGTGGGTACGATCCCGGTTACCTTTGTAAGGAAGAATAGTAGCAATCTTCTCTCGGAAGTTACCACCACCGTGTAGATACAACTTGTACTCTGGGTTGAATCTATCAGTCGTGTACTCAAGGAAGGTCTTGACATTACCTAGAGCGAATGGTAGATAATCCATATCCGCCATACGCTGTGCTAGTTCTTCGTCGGTTACTCCGGGAAACTCTTCTTTGATTTGCTTCTTGACTTGGCTATCCGCAGCAAAGCCAGCACGATAGACCACTGGATCGCCGTCAATAAGCGGCTTAAGATCTTTTTCATTCTTCACCTAGATACTCCACTACTCTTACACCAGCTTTGTCTAACCTACGTCGCATATCACGTGTACCATTCCCTCCGGGAAACTGGATAGCAAGATCGATCCCGCTATCAAGCATCTGTTGGTTACGAATAAAGCCAGCAGCTTTACCGTGCTTGTCCCAGTCTGCTGGATACTCTTCAAGCTGCGTCCAGTTAACTACAGCGTAGTCTATGCCTAACTGATCTGCACCCTTGGCGCATCCTGACACAACCGTTATAGCTGGTAGGTAATTTCCATACTCATCCTCTTCTGTACGAGGGAAGACTTCGATAGTGAGCTTATTCAGGTAGGACATAGCTGCCTTATGTTCCTGTACTTTTTTCTCCCACTCCTCCGAACCGCGTTCATACTTATCGTGATTAGCAAAATCCCTACCGCCGTAGATCAGTACTCTCATCCTTCTTCACCGATACCGTCCGTTATTAGAGAGTGGTGTAGATTACCTTTATTAGAGCGCTTATAAGGCTGATGCACAGGATGGTCTTCTTTGTGAAGTTCTTGAGCACGAAGCTTCTTATGGTAGTCTTTGCCTTTACGGCGGTATACCTTGGTCTTACCATACTCACCATCAGATTGATACTGTTTCACCTTAGCGGTTATCTCCTGATCCAGTCAATGTATTCGCTTCCTTGCGTGCAGCTAGCTTCTCAATGTTAGCGGATAGAATGTCTGCTACGCTGATATTGAATTCATCAGCAATGCGATCCACATACCATAGAACATCACCAAGTTCCTTGGTCATATCCTTAGTTAGGTCTTCCCATGAAGTACCATCACGAAGGAACTTCTTAAACTTACCAGCTACTTCACCAGCCTCGGAGCATAGTCCCATGATGGTATACTCATATGCATCATTAGAATCGTAGAACGCAGTGTCACGGGTAAAGTCTCGGTAGTCATCTAAGATCTTAGTATCGTACAATTATAGAACTCCTGTAAAAAGAGGGGTGGGGTTACCACCCCCGACAACTTAACGCGTTAGTGCTACTAGTACAAGTCCACCAATTAGATATAGATACCAATAGGAGCGGAAGTGTGACTTGATAGCATAGACCTTACGGTTAGGTAGATAGTCCGGCATATAGCCAGTACCTTCGTCATCCTCAATATGACGTACCATTAGCGTACAACCGCCATACGGGACGTATCAACAATCGAGTGCTTGAAACCATAGTCGCGCTTGATAGAGCGAGCAACGTCACGAGTAGAAGCTTGACGAAAGACCTTACCTGACTTACGATTAATTAGTACATACTTCTTAGTCATACTTTGATTATTCTCCATATTAAATAGTAACATAATGTTGCTTAACAATGCCTTAATGGATTTTACCATTAAGGTCCCTACGTTTTCTAAACTAGGGCTTGGCTTAACAATTCTCATTAGATGTCACAGGCCCCTGCTACGCATGCTAGCTCCCTACTACCAGTAGTCGCATCAACAGTTTCAAACAGAGCAAGCTGGTGCCAGTCAATAGACTCCGGCATCTTGGCTAACCATTCGTTGTATTCTTTTTCGGTAAGAGTTTGATAAGGCGCTTGCTTATACGTACCAAGATCTTCTGGTAGAAAGGAGACTCCTGATAGTGAGTCAAAGTTATCATACACCCATCCGGCAGTATCGACCCACTTGTCTTCCGGCACACTAACGGTAATGGACACTTGGTGTTCTGCCCACACTCGATTGTAAACTTCCCATAACTCCAAGTGGTAACGTGGGTCAATCTCATCTCGGAAGATGCTACCTTCCGGAGACTTGACAGGAAAGTAGAACACTGTTGTCTGGTCGGGCTTGTTAACTTCTGGTTCATTAGGAATATCCGCTGCCTTCATAAAGGCGGTTAGAGGATCTTTGTTGTCCTGCCTGATAGCACGTAGGTAGTACTGTGCGTGACGAGCATGGATACCTGAAGCACTATTAACTAGTTGACTTACGGTACCGCTAGGCTTGACACACGTAGTAGCTGCTGATGGGTTGATGCCCAGCATCTTTGCGAACTCAGCGTTAGCTTCTACTACAACCTCCCGCATCTTGCCCAGCCACTCTTCTAGAATCTCAGGACCGTTACTGCCATTAAGAACAGGGTGATCAAAGATCCCGGTAAGACTTACGCCAAGAAGACGTTCTTCTTCTGCGTTTCTTTTCCAGAGCGGTCGAACATACTTGAAGTTAGTGAGGGTAGATTGTACAGTACCGATAAGGCTAGCAAGCCGGCACTTATCCATAAGTTCAACGAGGCCATCGGAGGGTCTAACGACAACCTCAGACAGATTACAGAGGCCACCAGACCGGAGAGCAATCTCCCCGCAGGGGTTGGTACCCACGATTTTAGTTGCATCACGTTTTCCTAATAGTTCAGTCTTGTCTTGGATACCCTTACGGTAGTAGATCCCTCGTTCACCTGATTGACTTAGATAAAGAGATGTCCACTCTTGTAGGAACTCACCCGTTGTAGGCTTCTCGTTGTACACAGCGCTGTTGTTAGCTAACGCAAACTCCGGGCTACGCTCCCACCAGTTACCACTCTTGGCGTTCCGCATACGAGCACTGTGGAGATCTGAGAGGCTGATTAGAGCAGAGCGACGGACACCGCCGACTACTACTACCTCACCAATCTTACAGACTATACCATGTACTTCAATATCAGTAAGCTTACGACCAACAGCCCCACGGAAAATACGAATACAATAGTTGAACAGATCAACGAGCGGGTCTGGGCCACTAGCGCGTCCTCCAAAAGTCTTAAGCCGCTCTCCTTTAAGGCGAACCTTGGATACATCAATAAGTGGTATCTTGCCCGCATACAAGAGACTAACCAGCTCCCGGAAAGCAGAAGCCCAACCAATCCGACTGTCGCCGACAACGATTGTAGTGTCTGTGTCATGTAGTTCCTCGGCTACTTCAGGTAGCTTGTTGATGTATTGACTTTCACAGGAGAAGCCGACGCCAGTACCACACGTAAGTATATATAAGATTTCATCAAAGGCTCGTGGGTGATCCATAGCAATGAAGCTACAGTTGTAGCCTGCCATCTCGTCTCGCTCTAGTGCAGGGCCGGCTGTCATCAAGGCACGCATAGAAGGCATAACGTTAAGGCTAGCTACGTTATGGAAGATGCTTTCACCTAGGGCGGTGGCTTCCTTATTGTCAACACCATGCTTGACCATAGTGGGAATGATGAAAGAGTCTACGTAGCGGCGGGCTGGCTCCGGCCAGTGCTCCCGCCTGTTCTCTTCTTCAATCCATCGACTGTAACGAGACAGTCCAATTAGTTCTTGGTAGTACGTTGGTAGATTATAGTTACTCAATAGGTTCCATCCTAGTTGCAAGTGCTCTTAGAATAAGTCGTGTGTAACGTTGAGGATCATCATCCAGATGATCGTATAGCCATCCTAGATACTCAGCTTGTGGGGATAAAGTTCCCGTTGTCTTGAACTGTGTAGGTGATGTTGTAGAGGGGATCAAATCCGCCGCCTCCAACTGTAGGTGCAACAGGTTCTGCATACTCTCCCTCCTTAAGGATGCGGTCAGCTACGAGCTTAGCGTAGCCAGCAATGTCTACCCAACTATCGGCGTATTCAGGGTCACCATTGAGCACTCGACCAAGCTTGTGGGCAATCATCTCTAGTGCTTCCTTAGAATCTAGGGGTAGGTAATCCCAGTTCTTGCCGAAGGTAAAGGTGTACTTGATGTTCTGGGTGAGAGTGGCATGGTCGATGAACAGACCATACCGACTACCACGCTCAGCTAGGGTTGCTGAGATATCACTCATCCCAATTAGTCTCCCCTTCAACAGCAGCTAGGTCAGCTTCTACTTGTAGATCACCTAGGTCTAGGGTGTTTCCCGTAGCACGGTGGTAGAAGCGGGCTGCCACGTCGAGGACAATCGCCTCAAGCGCATCCGCCTTCTTATCCTTCTTGACGCTTGCTGGAATGGGTAGAGCATCAGCATCTTGCATAAGTTTAACAAGAGCGATAGCCGTGTTGAACGCCGCCTGCTTAGAGATAGTATCTTGCCGAGCATCGTAGCCACCACCGGCGGGCTTAGCACCGCTTATAGGCTGAGGACTAGAGGCCGGAGGAGCAACGCCCTGCTTAAGGCTACCCGGAGCTAGATTTTTGAAGTTACCATTCATCTTAACTTCGTAAGAATAATAGGAACCCTTGTTAGCGCCCTTAGGCATAAACTTACCTACTCCAACTTTTTCCCCATTATCGAACAACAGATCATACATAGTACCTGCGCTGGTTTGTTTTTCTAGAATATCAACTAAGTACGCTTGCGTCATTATTGTGACTCTCCTTTCATATAGTTTAAAACTTTTTCTACTTCTTCTATAGTAGCATCAACTTTAATTCTATTAGCTCTATAACTTATTACTTTTACATTATCTCTTGTATAACCCTTACTGTTATCAAGTCGATCTAATGATGGACTATTTTCATTAGCATTGCCTGTTGTAGATTTAAATAAAGGTATACCTAGTACAGGACAGTATTCAGGTATCACTATGTCATTTAGTGATAAATCAAAAACAATTCCCTTTCTTTTAGCCCTACCTTTAGCACCAGA